ATGACTAAACAGTATCGTATCTATACTGAGCGTAAAAATCTCAAATGGATGTACGGCATGATTAGTGAATATTTTGGTGGTTTTACAGTTTACAAAACTCTGGGATATTGGAACGCCAAAGCTGAGAAGTCAGTTGTGATTGAGATTATAACAGATGAATTACTGGCACCTCACAAAATTGGCATGATCGCCATGAAGATTAAGTCTTACAACGATCAAGATGTCGTTATGATTGCTAAATCAGAAGTGGAGGCAATATGAACAATGTAAAACAAGATTACACGCTGGAACAAATCGAGCAACGTGCAAAGGAAAACAGTGAAATGTATTGGGCGGCACGAGAACGAGAAGAACAGGTTAAAACGGAACAAGACAGAATAAAAAGGGTTACAGAAATTCATAGACCTTTTCAACAGAGATAAAATGAAATATGAAAGTGAGGTAAAAATGGGTAAGCCACCAACAGTAAAAAAACCAGATAAAATAGTCATGTTTGTGCACTATCAAAATGATGATGTTGAAATGCGGCTACCATTTGCTTCATGGCAAGCGGCCATAGAGTATTTACAAAAAGCGACCGAATCAAGAAATACTTTCATTATGTCCTCAGTGTATATACAGCCTGTAATAAAAGATGTATTGTTTTGTAATAAGATAACATTATGAAAAAATTGCCTTTATCAAATCGTGGTTTTCCTGTGCTGGTAGACGATGATGACTTTGAATGGTTGTCCAGGTTCAGTTGGTTCGCAAAAGGCAGCAGACACGGTGAATATCCGTGTACCAGCGTGCGGGTTGGAAAACGGGTATTGACGTTCCGGCTACATCGTTTAGTCATGCGGTGTTTCTCAGAGCTTACGGTCGATCATCTTAACCGTGACCGATGGGATTGCCGAGAAGAGAATCTGGAGATCGTGACTAATGAAGTTAACGCACGGCGTCAGCATGACGAGGTGCCTTTTTAATTGGGAGAATTAAAAATGTTAAAAGTAATTAAAAATCAGAAGTATCAAACAGGCAAAGAAGTGAATTCAGCCGCAAGGATAGGTCGCCGTGAAGCTATCCATAGTTCAATCCGACACTGGAGAGAACTTGCTACAGCACCGGTGAAAGACCTGCTTTCGAGAGACGATCCAGGATTTACAGTCGGAGAGTGTGCTCTGTGCAGGAGGTATGATGCAAATTGTACGCGATGTCCGCTGTTTGTTAAGCTCGGTGATGTTAAATGCTATGAGATTGATGGGCTGTATCATAAAGCTTTTCACGCAATCAGGGATATAAAAACTGGTTCTATAGGCTGCACTAAAGCAGGTCGTGACGTGTGCATTAAACGTTTCAGAAGAGCCGCTGAGAAACTACTAAATATTTTGATAAGCTGTTTGGAGGATTAAAAATGTTTTTAGTTATGAAAAGGTTTCCGATGGATGACGTGCCGCTGTGTTTGGTGAAAGGTTTAGAACATGCAGAGAAAAGAATTATTGAAGATATAGTAGAGCGTGATTGCGTTAACGGTGACTACGCTTCACAGAAACAACAAGACTTTATGCAGGTTGACATAGGTGGTGAGTTTACTGGAGCATATATTGTTATTGAATTTGACAGTGAGGGCAGCCCAGTTTGGAGTAAAATTGTTAATAAAGGTAGAATTATTCTTTGGTAAAATTGTTAATAAAGGTGAGGTCGCCCATGAAACGGATGAGTAAAAATGACAGAGCGTTTTGGATAGACCATCAGTATGGAAAATTGGTTCACGGTTTGACGTGCGAGGTGGGGGCGTGGAATAGAGACCAGTTACTGAGGGGCTTAGAACGCAAATTGCGAAATGAGAGGATTAGAAATGTTGCCAATTAAAGGTCACGTGGAAACATTTAGGAGGTTAATTATGCTAAAAGAATCAGTAGATAGGCCTGCGTGGTCTTCACCAGAAATGGGCGGATTTGAAAGTTGGAAACATAAGCAGGGCAGGACTTTTGAAGAGCATTTTTACGGCCACACTATCGGATTGCAGAATCGAAGACAGGCTGTTGAGGTAATGGAGACAAGCAAATGACCAAACAACAGGCCATCAAAAGTGCCCAGGAAAAAGCGAATTTGAGTAAGCAGAATCAGGTGGTATTCAGATACATTAACGGCATTGAAGTTGTGTTGGATTATACTGCTGAATCTCTGTGGGAAAGGAGACATTTCCGTGTTCCAGTTACTACAAAGGTTATAGTCGTTACGCCTGACAAACCTGGGCAAGAAAAACTGTAAAAAGTGTGAAATAAAATTGAGAAATATGATGAAATAGTGAGTGAAATTGAAGAATAAGGTGCATAGGGTACAGGGGAGGATTTTTAATATGGACATAATGAAGTTGACACACAGACAGGTGATTGATACACTCGACGCTGAATATTGGCAGAGTTTTTGTATCCGTTGGCCGCATTTAGACAGAGAGCGGACAATGACTGACGCCGAGATTATTGAACAGGGCCATAGAATAGAACTAAGGAAAGCACTATTATGGGGTGAAGATGCGTTGTGTGAAATGTCCAAAAAGTGTTGGGCCGTACGCACAGAGAGGTATTGTGTAAGGTGTAAGCGGATTCGTATAAAAGAATTGGAAGGTTGTGGTTACTTGCAAATGTTGGGTGATTCTTACTGTGGAATGAGACGAACAGAGGAAATGAAGGAGCTCACAAATGAAACAAAGTCCGGCATAAGAATGGGACAGGGGCACTGATATGATACCACGAATCAAGCCATACTCACAGATTGTTGAAACAGCCGCCATGTTGTTTGATATGCCTGTATTTGAGGCTGAAGAAGAAATGGAAGAACGGCTGGAAGCGTTAGGAATACCTAAAGTGGCGATCACAATCTATGTCAACTTTGCTTCGCATAACGTCCTTACTTATTTAGAACTTGCTGAGGAAACAGGCTTGACAGAAGCAACAATAAAAATGCATTTACAGACAGTAAAAAGGAAATTCCCGCATCTTTTTCTGGGGGCCACACCCACCAGCAAAAGGTAATGGAGTGCGAGGGTGTGGCCTAATAGATAAAGACTGGATAGAAGCTGAGATGAGGAAACTGCAATGCCCATAAATGAGCGACAAAAACCATATAGAACAACACAAGAAGAACAAGACTTACGTTGGGAGTATGGCCAGGGCAATATGACATTGGAAGAGTTCAATATACAATATGCTGAACTACTAAAACAGGGTAAGATAGTTCGCGATGGAAAGATACAAACAGAATGAGTGAATACGTGCTTTGCTCTTACTTGTGGCAGGGCGTAAACGGTTAACAACAGCTATAAAGCAAAAGGAGAAGACATGCGAGAATTTGCAAGTGGGGCGACGCGTGATGATGACATAAGTAAACTTGACTATGAAGGCTACAATAATCCGCTGGTCGATAAATGCTATGCCAAGTATCTAAACAAGCACCGGCAAACAGCGAACGGCTTACGGGATAGCGATAACTGGCAGAACCTATTCGGTGAGAAGCACTTTGATGTGTGCATGAAATCGCTTTGTCGTCACACTGTAGATGCACGTTTGGCACACCGAGGGTATAAGAGCGAACAACCTATCATAGATAGCCTAAACGCGATCATCTTCAACGCCAAGGCTTACTTGCTCAAACTGCTGCTGGATGCAGAAAAGCAAGAGACCAAGCCGGGCTTTGGTGGGGGTGTTAATGCTTAGAACAATACTACTAATCCTAATAGTGGTGTCCTTCTTCGGGCTGGGTATTTGTGATTTCCTGGCTCGGCAATGGCGAATGGGCATCGCCTCGATCCTACTCGGAATAGTACAGTTAATTATTTTCTGGAGGAAATTATGAAAGTATTTCTTGATATGGATGGGGTGTTGGCAGACTTTGGGGGTGGGGTACATAAAGTGTTTAACATACCCTATTCCCTTTCTGATTACCCGTATACAAAAGGCTTATGGGATTGGTTCGTGGAAGCTAACTTAACCTGGGACCAGGTAGACAGCGTGTGTACTGCCAAATTTTGGGCTGACTTAGAATGGATGGCTGACGGCAAAGGTATCTATCACGCAGTCAGAAGGTTTACAAGACAGACCGACAGTTCCCTTAACTTACTCACAACACCCATGAAAAACATAAACTCTACGGTAGGCAAACTCACTTGGATACAGGAACATTTGGGAAAAAATCGTCGGAAGCAAGCACTAATAACTGGTGCGGACAAGAAGATTTTTGCCGGGCCAGATACACTTTTGATTGATGATCGGGATAAGAACATAGAGGAGTTCATAGCAGCAGGAGGTCAAGGATTGCTCGTTCCAAGGCCGTGGAACAGAGATCACCATTGGGCGAATGAAACACTTGATATAGTAAAAAGAAAGTTGGAGAAATTACAATGGATGACTCCATGTTGAAACAGATATGCCAACTTCTTAGAATGGGTGTGATGAAAACAGAAATCGCTGATAGGCTTGGCATCCATGTTAGTTCTGTAAAACGAGCGGTTAGAAAAGGGCAAATTAAGCGGGTTCTTTTGTTTGCAGATTCACACTGTGGCAGCGATGTTGGTCTTACTCCTCCGTCCTGGCAGTGGGGTTATATTGATAATCCTCCCAGTGAAGAAGTACGTATCAGAAATAAGTTTGCTAAGTCCCAAGCAGAGGGCTGGAACTGGTACACCAAAATACTTGATATTTTACGTCCCATAGATATATGCTTCATAAATGGTGACGCAATAGACGGTGACGGTAAACGGTCAGGCGGAACAGAACAGATAACCACAGATCGTAAAAAACAAGTGGCTATGGCTATTGAGTGCATAGAACAGATTGGAGCTAAAAAACACACGATGACTTTTGGCACACCCTATCATACGGGAGATGCAGAAGATTTTGAAATAGATGTAGCCAAACATTTTGGTTGTAAAATAGGCGGTCACGAATGGGAAGATGTTAATGGATGCATATTCGATCTAAAACACAAGCAAGGAAACTGTGTTAATCCATCTACCAGTTTGTTTAATGAGATAAGAGATAACAGAGACTGGGCGGCAGTAGGGGAACAGCCAAAGGCTGATGTTTTAGTGCGTTCACACACACACAGATTTTGTATTCATAAAGTAGAGGATACGATTGCAATATCTACGCCCGGCCTCCAAACTTACGGCACAAAATTTGGTGCCCGTCAGTGCTCACGTAAGGTACAGTTTGGTCTGGTAGCACTGGATGTGTGGCCAGATGGAGAAGTTGTGGAACATGTGTATATTGCACGATTAGCATCACACACAACACACACTAATTAGGAGGAACAAACATGTTTAAGCTACAAGCCGTCATGGATAAATTCTACCCAAAGCCGAAGCATGTATGGAAGCATGGGGATGTGTTTATGAGTGGGGATTTATCTATGATTTATATTAAATATGATAATGGAAAGCCCGCACAAGCAATTTGTCTTGAAAGTCCAGTGAGCGGCCCAGCATTCGGAAATATGTCTCACCGCTTGAATAAAGCCAAATTTCTTTTCAATATTAAGGAGAAGATATAATGCCACCACCCACAGTAAAAAAACCAGACGATTTCGAGCTTGAAGTGCCAGACATTGATGAAGAAGCAAAGCGAGAACGCCTTGGCACAGAAATACGTGAGGCAATCCTGGCATTGCGATCAACCATGTATATCCAGGGCCAACTATCCAGAGACCTAATGGAATTACACAGGATAGTCAACATAAAGACTGACACTGACGCTCTGTTTGACAGTAGTGCTCATGCAAGGAACTATGGCACACAGCATGTTAATTGCAGATTCAAGAACCATAATAAGTGTGTATTGTTTGCAGTCTTGAAACTAATCAAGTTCTTTAATGATGAAGACGAGTCACTAAACCATGTGGATTATCAGTTGGCACGAGTCAGGGCAATCGGAGCAAATGGTCACGACAACTTTGAAGTTCATGGAGACGAGCGAAAGGGTTACCATCTTCAGCTTAAAGATGGGATGGGCTTAGGGGGTTAGATGAAAAATTTTCAAGAAATCTTAGAGGCTGCTGGCTACCCCATCAACCTGTTAGTCCTCGATTTTGAAAGTTTCTTTGACGTTGGCTATCGGATGGGGAAACACAAGGACTCCATATCCTTGACAGAATATGTCATGGATGACAGGTTTGAATTGACTGGTCTGGGCGAAGGCTACATTGATGAAACTGGAAAAGTGTCACGCAACTTTTATAAGCCGAATGCGGTTCGTGCTTACTTCGATGCAGCCGTAAGAGCCTATGGGCCGGAACTTAAAAAGGTCACAGTCGGTGGTCAACATCTGAAATTTGATTGTTTGGTGATGAAAGAATATTTTGGCATTGTACCTAAGTTCACAGTGGACACATTAGACCTCGCCAACATGCACGATCCCAAAGGCAAGCATGATCTGGATAGTCTGGGCAAAGAGTGGGGTGCTCCAGTATCTAAGGGCAAGACGAGTGAGTTCAAAGGCGTACATGCCATGAACATGAACTACAAGAAGCTGGAAAAGTATTGTCTTGGGGACATTGACATCACCATGTTTCTCATTGAGAACATGCTACCCGCTGTCATGGCACGGCCTGAGATTGAGATGCCACTGGCTACACATACTCTACGGATGTTCCTCAATGAGTCTTTTGATATTGACATTGACCGAGCTAAGATTGTACAACAGAGAATGATGTTAGAGATGGCCGCAGCCGTAACAAAAGCTGGCAAGGTTATGGGTGTTGACTACGGACATGAGGACATATCTAAGTCAACAATATTTGTGCCGCTGTTTACTGAGGTTCTTGAGAAGCATGGCGAGAAGATGCCGATGAAGGCTAATCCTAAAGGCAAGATGATCCCAGCCCTCGCTAAGACAGATCAAGCGATGGAAGAACTGGTGTGCCATCCTGTTGAGGAAATCAGGGTGTTGGCAGAGGCCAGGGTAGCAGTGGGTGGTTGGCCAGGACATATTAAGAAGGTCAAGAATACAGTGCTCCAGGCTCAAGCAAGGGGCAACAAACTGGGCGGTAGCCTTGGGTACTGTCGGGGTAAGACGTGGAGATGGGGCGGTGTCGGCGGTATCAATCAGCATAATATGGGTGGCAGAGGCCGTGCTGGACGCGGGACTCATCCGTTGATAGCTGAAGTGCGTGGGTTATACAAAGCACCTGAAGGTTGTGTGCTTGGCATACTTGATTTTGCAGCTATCGAGGCAAGGAACTTGGCCTGGCAAGCGGGGCAAGATGACCTCACAGAAATGTTTGGAACAGGTGCCGACATCTATTCTGAATTTGCTACTGAATTATTCGGTGCTTTTGTGCGGAAAGCAAGAGACGATGATCCTACACCGTTGAACAAACTCTATCAGTTAAGGCGCGGCTTTGGCAAGGATGCGATTCTTGGGTGTGGATACGGCATGGGCACTAACAAGTTTTATCAGAACTGCTACATCAATCCGTCACTACGTCCACTGTTTGATTCTGGTAAGTATGACTGGAATTTCATTGACAAGCTCATAAAACTGTATCGTCATAAGTATAGTAAGATACCGGAGTTCTGGTCATTAGTCGAAAAGGCATGGAGCTATGTCACTCGGTTCAAACATGAAGAAAGAATTGTCAATGGCAACCTAAGATTCTACCACAAGGACGGTGCCACTTTCATAGAGTTGCCATCTGGCCGATACATCAGATACCCTGGTGCCAAGGTGACAGGTGGAAAGCATCCGTCGTTGAACTACAAATGGGCTAAAGGAATTTGGGGCGGGTATCTGACTGAGAATATCATTCAATCAGAATCGAGGGACATCTTAGGTGAGGCCATAGTGAGACTTGATAAAGCTGGGTACTGGATAGCATTACACGTTCACGATGAAGTGGTATTGATTCTGGATAAGAAAACTGCTGAAGAAGATGTTATTGAAGCACAGAAGATTATGGAATTTGTTCCAACTTGGGCAAATGGCATCCCTATAAATGCGGAGGGTAAATTAAGTGATCATTACTGTAAATAGAAGGTGTTCAAAGAAAGGAACATTGTAAATGAAAAGACCAAAATCTAAAGTGTTCAGACACGGTAAAGATTTAATTAATGCCGCTATTAATAGAATAGAGCTAAGGTCGGTTGCAAAACAACAAGAAATTTGTGACCGCAATAAAGTAGAACATGACAAAGATGCGGCATGGATTCAGGAAAATAGATTAATATTAGAAATAAATGCAAGACACAATGGTGAGGAGGTGAAATCATCAGAATTATGAAAACACGAAGATGGGGTAGAGTGTTTATAGGTTTTACAGGAATTTTGTATTTGACTCCTGTATTAGCATACTCACCCTCGACCAGAATAGTTGCATTTATATGGTTAAAATTTGCATTTGGATTTTTATTATGAGAGACATAGTGTTAAGTTCAACATCCATCAGGATGTACAAAGACTGTAACTGGTCTTATTTTCTGAAGTACGTCATGGGTTGGAGACCAGAAGAGGACAAGGGTTACTTTCGCATAGGATCACACTGGGCCAAGCTCCAAGAAATCATGTCCTACAAACCACACGACCTGTGCCCAGAGTGTGCAGCAGTGGATCGCAGTGTTGACCCTGACTGTTACTTATGCGAAGGTGGCGGCACTGTACCTGATGACCTGGCAACTGCGGGAGCACGTTACCTGGAATACGCCTACAGTGACATGCCAGAGAATTTCGATGCTCATAGATGGGAAACTGAGAAACTGACCATACTCTATGCCTTCACAGGATATAGATGGCTGTACCCAGAGAATGAGTACGAGGTCATAGCAGGTGAGATACCATTTAGTTTACCTATCATTGACCCCGTTACTAATCGCAAACTTCCCAGGTGCAGACTCGACGGGATGATCGACCAACTGTGGAGACACAAAGCATCGGGTCGTATAGTTATCGGTGAACAGAAGTCAACTGGAAGTAATCTTGGAGATGGCGGTTTCTGGGACAAACTTAAAATGAGTGGTCAGGTGCAGACCTATTCCTACGCCATGTGGTTATTATGGACAGGTGGGGCACTGAAACAGTACGGCCTTAATCCAAGCGATGCACAGATAGTGACGCCAGTGTATGACGTTTGGATGAAGCCGAGTATTAAACCTAAGAAACTGTCACAATCTGACAGTAAAAAACTGGTTGAGACCGGGGAATATTGCGGGAAGAAATTCATGGTTACACCGTCCGATCTTGATATAGAAAATAAAGTATGTACGGTTAATTATGCGTATGCTTCTGTTGAACCCGGAGCTAAGGAAGGCCAGTATGCTATCCACGAAACCCCAGAAATGTATGCTGAACGTTTGCTTGTTGACATCACCGAACGTCCTGACTTCTACTTTGCCAGGAAAGAGATACCAGTTGATGAAAACGATCTTGCAGAATTTGCTGTGGATTGCTCTAAACTGGTACAAACTATCAGGTATATCGAGAAAGAGAATTTGTGGATACGTAATGGGAAGAGTTGTAAGAATCCTGGAAAATGTGATTTCTACAAGGCGTGTCACGAGAACAGACGATTTGCTCTGAGTACAGAGGAAGCACCAGAGGGGTATCGAACTACGTTGGATACCGCAAGTTTAGAAAAGAAACAGTTGGAGGAAATGTAATGTTTACAGTAAAATCAAACTTTATTGGCAATCGCAAGAGGGGTCACCGCCCCGTTTCTTTTATTAGCGACGGTGAAGAAAACTATTTACACAGTGACGGCAGTGTAGTTAGAGTGTATGAATTTTTTGAGACTCCAGCCGATGCGAAAAAAGTCTTGGATAAATTCTACCCGAAGCCGAAGCATGTGTGGGAACATGGGGATGTGTTCAAAAGTCATAAAAATGATGATTTTATGATGTACATTAATACCAGAGACTTTCCTGAAGGTCGCCAAGTATTTTATCTTCCTAATGATAGGGGGTCAGGTATATGCAATACGAAAACAGAAGAGTACCTCAAAAATGCCAAATTTTTATTCAACATCAAAGACGTTATTAAGGAGAAAGTATAATGCCGCCACCCACAGTAACTAAGAAACCAGCAATACCTAAACCACTGCCACCTAAGCCGCCAATGGTACACAGTAAGGCGGCACATACTGTTTCCAGGAGGAGAAATAGGGTGCCGAAAAATTTTAGTATTGTGGACTGGGATCGTGCTGGTTCAAAAGTCATGGTATACGGTGGATCGGGTCTGGGTAAGACCACACTCGCTATGCTGTTAAATGATCCCGTGTTTATCGGCACAGATGATGGCGGCGGGATCATGCGGCACCCTGTCACTGGCAAAAAACTGCGGGTAATTAACAACATTGAAGACTATCAGGACGTGAGAGATTGTCTACATTCAAGTGTGTTTGATGACTGCGGTGACATAGTTGTTGATACTATAACAGAAGTACAACGTTGGATGGTGCCCTTTATGCTGGGTAATGTCAAGAAACAAGGGGGCGGCAGTGCTGTTAACCTGGAAGATTACGGTTTCCACAAGGGTTATCGTCACTGGCTTGAGACTATGGAAATACTACTCAATGATCTTAACACCTGGGTTCGCAAGGGTAAGAATGTTGTTCTGTTGGCCCAGGCTACTGGCACTAAGATGACCAACGAGAGTGGTGAAGACTACAAGATGGCAACGCCTGACCTTTACCACGATGACAAACATTCAATATTAAATCTTGTAATGCAGTGGTGTGACCATGTGTTCAGGATCAATCACACAAATCTTGTGGTGAGTAAGACAAAGAAAGCTACGTCCAATGACCAGCGTGCTGTATATATTCATGGACGGGTAGAGTTTATGGCAAAGTCACGGACCATCGGTTCAGAGTATCCTTGTGTGGAGTTTAAGGATAAGACAGATGACTCGATCTGGCGTCTTCTTTTTGGGGAGGATGAGTAATGTCTATTAAGACTGGCTTAAAAGATAAAGATAGAAACCAGCTTTGTCCGTGTGGTTCTGGTCTTCGTCAAAAAAACTGTCACGCTGATCCTGTCAAGCTACAACTATGCAACAGGGTAGCACAGATGTATATGATACGGCTCATTCAAGAGGAACGTAAGAAGTGGGGAATTGATTCCTATATGTACACTTGCAATGCCTGTGGTAAGGGCACAGATAAACCAGAGACCAGTGAGATAGCAACCGCGACACCTATATTCAAATGTCCAACATGTGGTAGCACAGACTTTATTAAGTATGTACCGCTTGAACCAGAAAAGAAAGAAGAAGAGACAAAACCGGAAGAAAACAAATCAATTATTTTGGAGGTTAAGTAATTATGAACACAAAGATCGACGTAGAAAATACATTCATAGGCTACGCCATGCAGTCAGGTATCAGTGAAACCAGGGTCAACAAGTTCCCACAGTTTGTATGTAAACTCCAGGCTGTGCAGGCGTATGATCCTGAAGCACAGACGTTTGTTGACTACACCAATGTGCCGGAGTGCGAGTCCACTGGTTACTTTGTCCTATTTGACAAAGATTGCAAGGTCACGCTCAATGCCAAGCAAATTAAGAAGGCATACCCCGACTGGGATGGCAGCATCAAATCACTCAACGAGGACGACTTTAGTGCAATACCTGTACAGTTCCGCACTGAGGAGAATGAATACAAAGGTAAGAAGTCAATTCAGGTTTCATGGATCGACAACGTTGACGCTGTACCCGGTGGAACAGTGGGCAAGATGGATGATGCTGGTATATCTGCTATCGAAGCCAAGTATGCGAACGCTATCCGTGAACTAAATGGTGGTGACAAACCTGCAGCTATTCCGACAGCCAAGAAGGTTGCTGCGAAAAGAACTACTGCTCCAGTAGTGCCAAAGGCTAATAAACCTGTGTCAGAAAATGTGGCAAGTGCTAAAGAATTGGCTAAAGTCGCAATAGAGGAACAAAAAGAACGGGCTGCGGCGGCAGAGTGGAATGCATTATCACCTGTTGAGAAGAAAGCTGCTGCGGCTAATGCGGCTAAGAAAACTCCACCAGCAGTGCCGAAGGTAAGCAAACCCGTTGCTCCAGTAACTGAAGAACCTCCTGTTGAGGAGAGTGCTACGGATGAGTTGATTAACGCATTGGATTTACCAGCAACATGTACCGAGGATCAGGCGTGGGAAACATGTGAGACTAATGTGTGTCCTGCTATGGCTGACACTTTAGCTGAAGTATGGACTGAGGTGGTCAAAGAACTTGGTTATGAGGTAGCCGTAAACCAGAACAACGATTGGCCGGAAGTTAGAACGAGAGTGTTGCGAAGGGTCATTGACGAAATTCCTTTTTAATCCACCTATGAAAAATCAGTAAGGGACGGCGGCGTGTGTGAAACGCGGCATCCAACAGTCAATCAATTAAAAAATTCGGCTGGAGATAATGATTGTTAGGACTCCAGAGAGTAGGTTTGAATCCTGCCCGTCCCATGCTGGTTTTATTTTAAGGAAAAACCATGAAAACAACGGCAAAGACGCCGCCTCTAAAGCCGGATGAATTGGAGAGACTATATACCATGTTTCTTTCCAATGTCTATCCGTCTATGGTCATAGCCTTATCCGAGGAATTGGGAGTGACAGTTGACTCCATCAACAGACTTGGTGTAGGCTATGATTATATAGAGGAGTGCTGGATATTCGCTGAACGAGATGAACGTGGATTGATTGTGGGACTGTCAAGACGACAACGTGACGGCTCAAAATTTATGGTATCAGGATCAAAACGAGGGTTGATTTATGAATGCGTTGGAAAAATTGAAAAAGGAAGGGTTATTAACAACGATAGTTTTACGAGAGTTAGAAATGCAGGTGTGGATTGCCCAATATGTCACAAATCCGATTGGTGTATGGTATCTAATGACGATCCCCACAATCCAACCGCCGCCATTTGCGGCAGAGTGGAGCAAGGCTCTATCAAACATATTGAAGGTTCGGGTTACTTGCATCAGTTACGCACCAATGGAAAAGTTTACACCAACACATCGGTGTTACCTACTTCGGATAAGCCGTATCTCGTGGTGGAAGGTGCATCTGATGTCCTGGCTGCGATGGACCTGGGGTATATTGGTATTGGCAAGCCATCGGCTGAAAGCGGGAACATCTTAGTAGCAGCATTGCTTCAAGGGAAATCAGCAGTGGTGTTTGGTGAGAATGATGCTGGTGCTGGCGTGCGTGGTATGGAAAGAACTTTCAAGCAACTCAAGACAAGATGTAAGAAGGTATTCAAATGCTTACCTCCGGCTATCCATAAAGATTTGAGACGGTGGTTAATTGCCGGGTTGAGCATTGAAGAGCTTGACGCCTGGATAGCATCCAAGGCAGTAGAGGGCAGCACTGACAATTTAATTTATGGCGGTCTTGATTTCCTTAGTATGGCAGAACGATTTTTAAGAAGCCGTAAGACTCGTTTATTGAACCACCATGATGCGTGGTGGGAGTATAGTCAGGGCAAATACAATCTTGTAAACGAAAAAACCTTGGCGTCACAGGTGGCAAAATTCTTTCACGGGTTTGAATACGCCGATGATGATGATAAAAAAGTTAAGGATGTCAAAATCAATACATATTTTATAAGAGAACTGATTTCAGCTATGTGTCACCACGCTATAAGTATGGTGCCCAACCATGTGTTAGAGCCATGCCTTATAAACACAAGTAAACAGTTTGATTTAAGTCATTTGATACTGTTTAAGAATGGTATGTTAGATGTGATGAATGACAAGTTGATTCCGCACAGCGACAATTTGTTTACCACTGCAACTCTGTCTTATGATTATGATCCCAGGGCAATGAGTCCAAGGTGGATAACAAGTGTATATGAATGGCTTGAAGGGGATGAAGAGCGGATAGCATTGTTA